CTTCCTGTACTTTACAATACAATTAATAAAAACTCTTAAATGTTTTAATTCTAAGAAGCCGAGGTCAAGAACCTCAAACATCTGATCTGCAAATGGCCTGTCATTCAATACAAGATGACATAAATCCTCTTGGAATGACTTCCCGAATTTTGAAAAACTAACTTCCGTTTCCATACCGTGTCCTAACGTAATATATATATATTATAGCAGATTCTAATCAGAAAAGGAAGTAATAATGTCATTAAATTTCTGTTCTAGATCTTGCATGTTTACAGTTAAAACACCGTCCTGAATCATCAATTTTCTTACTTCTGTTTGGTTATAGTGTGGCTTATACCCTTCAAACGTTTCATCTATCCTATTTTTAGACTGAGGGGATATCTGAGGGGAAGAGAGCTGCATAATATTATAATTCTCCTTTATCAGCTGTTCCGACTCTATAACGTTGGTATAGATTTTTAGGTTTTGGTTTTCTGAATTTTGACACTCCTCAATAAGGTCAGATACAAAGTAATCTTTTTCTTCACTGAGAAATGAAAAGCGTTTCGCTATTGTACCCATACCGACCCTAGGGACGCCTGGCAGGTTATCACTTGGGTCTCCGGCCATGGCTCGGGCGAGGGCAAAGTTTCTAGGATGAATACCAAACTTTTCAATTACTGAATTCTTATTTAAAACTTCCTTTTGTATCGGCCGGAAAAGAAGTGTCTTATCATCCAATAATTGAATGAAGTCCTTGTCCGCGGACACAATTACTTTTTGCCAGTCTTCAAACATCGAGGAAGACTTAACATAAGAGATTACGTCATCGGCTTCCACTTCAGCTTCCATAAACTGGATTATTGGTGTCTGGTTCAGGTATTCCACTACTCTCAGCTGTTGCCACAACTTATTGTTATCTGTATCCTGAGCTGTCATCTCGTCTGAGGACCAGTTAACCCTAAGAGGCTTTCTGCCAGCTTTATAGTTTTTGTTCATGGCTCGACGTTTCTTTGAACCGCCTTGACCATCCCAGACAACCACAATCATATCAGGTTCGATCTCTCTGGTAATCTTGTTCATTATATTGATGAACGTTCTCATACCACCGATTGGCTGGCCATTGGGGTTTTTGCTTGGGTCGACGATATATCCCCGTAGGAACTGATTGAATGCGTCAACGATCATTACTCTTTTCATTATTTTCTCCATAAAAAAAGCCCGCCAGAAGAGGCGGGCTTTATGCTTTTCTGCTAAGTCTTCTCGACCGGGTCATCCGTATCGTAGAAATCGTCAGCTTTACCTTCTCTATTCTTGAACTTAATAATAACATCTTCGTCGATGATTGTCAAGACACTTTCTCTAAAATTTTGGTCCTGAAGCTTCTCTGCCCATTGCTTGCGCTGAAACTTAACTTCAGTGCCGTCATTTTGAGCTAGAGCAAACCATGCTCCAGACTGCGAAAGTCTCTGTGATACTTGGATTGCATCAAACCAACTTTCTTCGTCTTGAACACCAATATCATCGTCACCCCAGAGGATCTTAAAGTTGCAGGTGCGACCGGCGGACCCAAACCTAGATTTCTCAAGTTTGACCTTGACTTCTGACCCTATCCTGTATCCATTATCGTCCACCAAGAATGAGGCTTTGGCTTTTCGGCCAGTGAGCCATATTCTCAATGAATAAGAATAAGAAAGGGCCTTGCCGCCAGGGGTCATATAAGGTGTTGTCATTGCCTCTGATGGAGATCTCGTAATGTTAGTTTTAAGCTGATTGAGAATCAGCAATGTTGCATCGGCATTCGCAATTGGTACAACAAGTTTTGACATCCCCTTAGACAGAATTCTGGCTTTCTTGCCAACTTCAGCGTTAGGGTTAAAATCTCCAGCGACATCTGAAAGAGAAGGTGTTAGGGCTAGTGAGTCCCAGATGAACAGCCATTTATTTCCAGTCCCGAGCAATTCTTCAATCGTTTCGAGGACAAACTCTACAGATTCTGCTTGGATATACATAAGCCTGTCGAGGTCACAGCCGGCACGTTCAAGGAAGGATGGGTCAATGGCTGACTCTGAATCAAAGTAAACCACGTCAATTCCCATCTTTTGAGCATTACCGGCAACCTGCGCAGCCAAAAATGATTTGCCGGTTGATTCCAACCCTGCAATTTCAGATATTTTGGCGACAGGTATGCCAGCAAGCTTCCCCTTACAAATAATAGAGTCCAGCCACCTGGATCCCGTTGGGATCCACTCTTTCACTTCTGTCGGATTGTTATCGTGTAGTGAATGAGCAACTTGGCGGCCGGCTTTCTTATTGATAATGCTACGGACTGCTGCTATATCTAATGAGCCTTTTTTAAGCTTTGTTACTTTGGATTTAGCCACAGTGCACCACCTTTACGAGTTCAGAAGGTCGTTGAAGGCGGCTTCAACAGAACTTGCAGGCTTGTCAGCGCTTGTGCTGGCGCCATACTTCTCAAGGTCGTTGCTTCCGGCGTCGGAAGCCATGAATTGGTCCAAAATAGATTGGACCTCTTCGGTGCTCTTACGGTCAAAGAGTGTGTCAAAGTCTGGAATAGTTTCCAGTAACTCTGCACATCGCTCATCTCCACCAACAGCGTCATCACAAAGGATGGTCTTTCTGGGTCGTGGACGAATGTCAGTTCTAGGGAAGGATGCACCTGGCAGCTTTCCATACATGAGCTTGAGGTCGTTGCCGTTCTCAGGGTCCGTAACATCTCCATAATCCGGATCAAGAACAATGGTCAGGAGCTTTTCATAAGCCATCTTCCCATATCCCCAGATGCGGATACCTAGGTCTTCCTCTCCCCTGACAAGAACTGGTGAGAAGAAGCGTTGCTTTGCAAAGAGATCCTTTGCTTGTTTCTTGCTCTCCTCTGTACCCTCATTCCACAACTTGTTTGCAAAGTTGCAGACTGGGCATTCGTCTCCGAAGTTTCGTTTTGGGCAGAGAAACCCTGATGTTCCTACATTGTAGTGGAAGCTTCTTTCCTTGAAGGGATCACCATCAGATGTAGAAACAATACGAATATTGCTCTCACCGTCGTCAGGTCGCCAGAACTGGTTCTTTCCATCTCCCCTTCCGTTTAGTTTATCTAACTTCGCTTTCATTGCGTCTAAATTAAGTGCCATTTTATGTTACCTCCTATGGTATGTTGTTTTTTGCACGTTTGGCTATAGCAGGTCAGCAAATATCCTGACCAACTGTTTATATAATACTATATTTTTTATTCTGTGTCAACAGTTATTTGTTGAATTTTTGGAGAAAAATATTCTACATAAATGTAGTCATCTTCGTAGTCCGTGGGGTAGATACCAAAATATGCTTTGGTTTCTTCGGTCATTCTGCCTTTCACACTGGTTGTAAGCTCTCTGAAGAAGTTTCCTTGAGTTTTCAGCTTTTCTTCGTTAATACCAAAATAGTATAACACCTCTACCTCCTGACTGAAAGGAGAAAATAATTTATCTTCGCAGGCCGCAGTACTTATCCCTAGAGACTTTATTCTGCACGATTCCTTAATCCTTGAAAACGTTGACATAACTGGTTTGGTGTTCTTGAAGACTTCAGTCATGTGATAAGAATCGCAAAAAATAGAATTAATTTGTTTATAATAATCAAAAACGTTAAGAGATTCACTAAAATTTTCTAGTGCTTTGTTCGCGACCAGCGTAATGTCTTGGAATACGCCAGATCGTGCGTACTCTTGCAAGACGTTTCTGGTTAAGCGTTCCTGCAGAATTTGTTCTTCTGATAAGAATTCGATTTCTGGTTGGAAATATACCACCTTTATCTTTACGCCTTTTTTATGTAAGGATTCCAGTATCTTAAGGGTGAGAGCGCTTGACCTTGATGCCCCGCAGACAAAAAAAGTTACCTCTTCCTTAATACTCTTCAGAAATTTAATTTTACTCAGAATGTTTAAGTTCTCGTAATCCTCTGCGTGAGCTAATTCAGGTATAACGTAAGTGTTCTTACCTGGATCAGCATCTTCGTTGCATATTCTATAAATGTTGTAGGCGTTGTATCTGGATAAGGCATTAACTATATTGCATGCAGCATTACCTAAAGCCAATATATTCTTCAAATTACTATTTCCTTCATTGTGCCGAAATCCTTTCCTATTCTAACACTTGATAAGAACCTGCCGAACATGTTCTTTTCAAAAATATCTTTTAATTCTGAAACCAAATCGTAGTCTTCTCTGGCGAAGTCAAGAACCACAGAGTCATGCATTGTGAAAGCTACGAAGCTTTTCTTTTTCTTCAACTTCTTCATAATTTCGTATGTGTTATATAATACTATATCAGATGTTGTTGATTGAAGCAAGTAATTTAATGCTTTTCTTTCATCGACTGGTAGCTTTCTTCCAAAAGGGGTGGTAACAGACGTGCCGTCGAAGTGGTCTAAGTATGCTTTTTTATTATAAAATTTCTCATAATTCTTGTTCTCGGATGCAGGATTATAGAGCCATGCAAAAAATTCCTCTTTTGCTTCTTTGCGGGTGATCCAAGGCGGCAGGTCTCTCATATTCCACATGTGAATATCTTCGAGTGGTTGGTCAATCCCTGAGAAAGCCAGCAGTGTCCTTATCTCAGCCCCATTAAGGTCAATCTCTAAATAAAGATCGTTCTGGGGTACCACATTACTTCTCTCTTCTTTACTAACACTGAGTATAGGATATGAACCTTTTGCGGTCGATAAGCGGCCCGTAGCGGAGGAGAAGATATCATATTTTATTTTTTCTTCTTGGCCGTTGATGATGATGGCCTGCTTTGCTACATTTGCCGTAAGTACGTGAATTCTATGAAGAATCTCGTAATCAGGTGGCCTCTCCACTTTCATTGCGATATTTTGCATGGCAAGCTCTCGGAGGGAAAACCATTTTTTAAGTAAATGATCGGGAAGAAGCTCAAAGAAGCAGAGATCCGAAAAATCAACCTGCGCCGTTATTGCAGCTAGCTTTTGAGACTCCAGAAGCGATTGGCATGAGTTAAGTGCTGTAGGGTCTTGCGAATATTGTGTTAAATCCTTGTTTTTAATAAATAAATTAAGATAGGTATACTTTTGGTCTTCTTCAAAAATGTGAGAGTGCTGCCAGGCGATGTCGCCTTCTTTTGCGACCGATTGGAAATCTTCAAATGTAAGTTTATTTTTATAGTGGATTCCGATGCAATTGTTTTCAACGTCAAGGGGTTGAAGTATCTGAATTTCCTTTTTCATAATTCTCTTTTATAATCTGTGAACATATTTGGCCAATTCTGCCAATGGCTTGTTTCGTGCCATAAATTCTGTAGTTTTGCAACACCGAACCTTTAAGAGTCTTAAAAGTCGGATCTGTATATCTGCCCAGCTCTAGAAGGCGGACCATTAAGAGCATTTCAAGCCACTCTTCTGCTGTCAGCAAATTTATGTCCGGGCGGAAGATACTCTTATTGTTTGCTGTATTGCTAGTATTATTATACACTGTTTTCGTATAAAATGGAACCCTTTTCTTTATATCATTGTAAGTTTTTATTATGAAATCTTGCAAGTCGTAAAGGTCATCCTCTTGAGACCGGAGGCGGTAGATTGAATTGAGGACCTTTTCGGTGTCATTATTTTGATTATATTCTCCGGCTGCAGGGGGTGCTGCTCTACGGATTTGTGAAGCCATGGCAGAACTATTAAGATCTGCGTAGAGGCGCCATGGATTAAACTTATCAACATAGAACCCTGCAACGTTTGCATAGTCAATAAAGCACTGGAATTCTTGACTTTGTATTATTTGTCCTTTTTCCAAGTCTCGGTTATAATCTAGATTTGCTAACTCCAACACTAACCCAGAAGTTCTTATATTACTATGCCTTGAAAGCAAAAAGCCGCTGCGCGTAATAGGAAAAGATTTTAAGTTTTGCATGAAAGTCTCTTTTATCGCGGTCAAGTAACAATTATAATCGTTTATTCTTGTGTCATTCTGCAAAAAAGTAGAATATTTTACACCAGTATAAATCGAATAATCAGAATAGGCCTCCTCGAAGGGTACATGACCAGCAGTGGGGATGACCTGGTCTAAGAAAGGCGGAAAACCTAGGTTTGTATTGGAAATGCGTCCGGTGTAGTCTCTTCTAAAGTTTTTAAAGGCGGCCGCGACGAAGTTCAAGCAAAATACTCCATCAGCTAAATTCGGAAAGTTTGACAGCACTTCTTGATCGTTAACAAGATAAACTGGTTCAAAATTCTTGTTAATTAGCCCATATGCACGTTGATCATATAATGTGTCTATCATTCCGGGGAGATTAATAAGGTTTTTATATTTAAGCCGCTCCTCAAACTCCGTCCTTAAAAACGGAGTAGAACCGCCCAAAAATCTTATTTCTTTAGCCATGATAATCTCTCCTAAGCCTAGCTGCCTGTATTCGCTGAGGTTGGATTAGCTGAACTGAGTGTGGTTACCGAACTTTTAACTAACTTTACTGCCTCGTCTGCGTGGGCGCCGTCGTCGATTTCTACAGACTGGCCAGTACTTAAATTATATCTTACGGCGCCAGATTGAGAGTTAATTGATTTACCCAATACTCCAGGAATGGCGACAAGATTAGAATCTTGGTGTAAAATATAATCATTTGAAATTTGTTTCGCTGTATGAGCGTCCAATACCTGTTCTCCTGTTGTTGGATTTTTAAGCAGTTGTAGTTGTTGTAAGTAGTGACTCTGCGCAACAAGAACATTGTTGATATCTAAATCCGGGATCTCTTGCGGTGTAGCGTCGTTACTGGCTTCTGGCGAGTCTAGAGAGTCTATTCTTTTTTCTTTTATTTTCTCTCCCGATAGATTGACTGTATATGAAGCGTGGGATCCAAAAGTACACTCCAAGTCTGTCGATAAAATGCCATCATTAAAGGAGGTTGCAATCTTTAAAACAGTGTAATAACCTCCCAGGCCTATTTTAAAGGCAGGTGATTCATGATCTGTCGGAGAACCAAACCCAATATTACTGGGATTAATATATATCTGGCTTCCTGGAATAAATAAGTTATTTCCGACCATACTGATATCTGCACTATAAGGCAGTTTAAGTTCGTCATAAAGGCCCACCTGGTTTGTCATCAGCTGTTCTTGGGCGCCTTCGACCTCAAATCTTTTAAAAGAAATCTTCTTTGTTAGACCTCTATTTTTGCCAATTTCAAAGTGATATATGCCGTCCCTGGAATCTTGATCTTCAGCGCCTGAGCGGTCACTCGACATCTCTCTATCTACTTCTTGGTATATTATAAAATAATCGCATGCATCGTCCATATTAGAACTCCTAAAGTTCTTTTGGGGACTTGGTGTCTTCTCAGCGTCAATTACAGGACTTCTAGATAGTGATCCCCTCAGTTGTGGGCCAGAAAAAGTAGCAGTTGTGAATTTTGGAGCAGTAGATATAACTCTTGGGGCAATACCAACTTTGGACCACTTTTGCCCAAAAGCAGATGGCAACAAATCGGTTACACAATCATTTAAAAATTGCGGAATCGTATAAGTATTTCTGTGAGAGTTCATCACTTTATCAAACATAAAAGCCTGATAGGTTTCGAGAGAAATTGGGATATCCGACAAGTTGACTCTCTTGATATCTTCCGAAACCCCGCTGGAATCAATCTTATAATACTTATATTCAATATCTGGAAGGTACACTCTAAATGTCTTGAGCTTACCAATCGCATCTTCGAGAACTTTTCTTATTTTTGTTCTCTCATCTGCAGATTTCTTTGCGATTTCAGTAATTTCATTTATTTCAGATTCGTCTAAGCTAGGTCGATTCTGGTTTAGATAACTGGACGCATTACTCAATATCTTTTTAGCGTCATCCAAAGCTATCCTAGTTTTCTCAAAGAAAGCTTGAATTAAATCTCCAAAAGCCACATAATATACTCTTCTTTTCGAGTTATCAAGGTTCGCTAACCCTTTTTCGAAAGTCTCTGCGTCTTTTTCAAGCAATTTCTCTTCTGGTGTCGATGGTGGCGGGACGAAGCCGGATAGTATTCCCGCGGAGGCTGCGACGGCCCCTCGAGCAGTATTAGAGAATCCCTTTACATTATCTGGGATCCCTAACTGAGCAAAGTGAGCTAGTTTTGTGTCTACGGTATATAAAGAAAAGATCTTTTTTTCAGATTCAAGAATTTCTAATATTTTTCTAATTTCGGCCATCTTCTCAACTTGGCTCCGTCGGGAAGATTCGGCTGCAGAAATCTTTTTCTTTTTTAATAGCTTATTTATTTTCTTCTTCTGGGGTGCAAATAACTGCTTTATATTTGCCCTCTTCAGGAGGTCAACCGGATGGTCGGTTGCGCTAAATATACGGTCCCTACCAGTATTGTTTATTCTTGCCGTGTATTTTATAGATATATTCGCGGAGCCGTCCTGGTTAATATCAATCGAGTGGTGGAACACATTCATCCTTATATCTAAGTTTGAATCCTGTATTTCTCTTATTTCTTCCTGCGTGAAGAGGGAGGTGTCAGGTATACTATAACCCAAAGTTGCTGCGACTTCAATTGGCCGGACAAAATCACCTGAAGTTAGTGTTGCGCCGCCGACTGAGCTTTTCTGGGCTGATCTGGCTATTGAAATCGTAAAAAGGTCTGCAAGTGGGGCATAGCCAGGCTGGGTGTCAAAAAGGTTTGCCAAATTGTCAACATAAAGGACAAGGTCGGCTGACAGGAATTTGGGAGCTTCAAAAGGATTACTACCCTCAGTTTTCACATT